GCGCCGTCGCTGCCCGCAACTACACTGGCGAGCTACTGCTACGCCAGCATGTTCCAAGGTTGTACGAGCCTTACGGCAGCGCCGTCGCTGCCCGCAACTACACTGGCGAACCACTGCTACGCCAACATGTTCTTTAAGTGTACGAGCCTTACGGCAGCGCCGTCGCTGCCCGCAACTACACTGGCGAGCTACTGCTACGCCAGCATGTTCCGAGATTGCACGAGCCTTACGGCAGCGCCGTCGCTGCCCGCAACTACGCTGAAACCCGACTGCTACCCCTACATGTTCTTTAATTGCAAGAAAATCAAACTATCTACCACGGCGTCCGGAACATATACCAAGTCGTACCGCATCCCCAAAAGCGGAACTGGGACAACAGTTTCAAGTGCGCTTGATTATATGTTTGCCAATACGGGAGGCACGTTTACAGGGACACCGGAGATCAACACCACTTACTATTTGGATGAATCCAACACCATTGTGTAAAGGAGGCCAACATGGCAGAATTTATCAAAGTGAACGGGCAGGAGTATCCCGCCACGCTGATATACAACTACAAAGACCTCAACTGGGATATGCGCGAGACGCAGACGGTGCATCTCACCATGCCCTATGCGCAGGCGGCGGCGCTGCTGCCTGACAACACACCGTGGAGCAGCGTCTTCCGCGAGACGAAGGACAAGCTCGACAATGACGGCAATCCAACTGGTCAGACCGAAGAGGTCGTGACCGAAGAGGACATGAGTGCGTACAGCCTCGCGGGCGAGATCGTGGACCACCTCGACGGCACCGTATCTATCAAAATGGGCAGGCCCACGGAATCCGAGCTTTCGGAGGCGACCGTCACGGCGCTGGTCGGCCAGAGCATCACGCCGCAGCGCGCGGCAAGGCTGCGCCCAGTCATCGAGCAGGCCAGCGCGTCGCTCTCTGACGGCGAGGCGGCGAAGTCGCCCGAGCTGTTCCCGCGCTGGGCGGATCACATCGGCGAGACCGTCAAGCCCGGCGACCGCCGCAGCGATATGGACGATAACGGCGTGCTGCACGTCTACCGCGTCAACAAAGGTCAGGGTCACACTACTCAGGCCGACTGGCCTCCGCACAGCACTCCCGCAATGTGGACTATCATTGACCTCGAGCATGCTGGTACTCAAGATGACCCGATTCCGGCCGCTCGTGGTATGGAGTACACTTATGGTCTCTACTACAAAGACCCCGAGGACACTAAGCTGTACCTGTGTGAGAGTATTGGTGAGGCCGCGGGCGGGAAGATCGTCTTGCAGTATTTGCCGCACGAGTTGGTGGGGAATTATTTCACGGCGGTCTAAGGCCGCAGAAAGGGAGCGGGATATGGATAATGCAAAGCACTACGATGACGCAGAGATCGCGTTGATCGAAAGCCGATGCAAGAGCAATACGCACCGCATCAACGAGTTGCAGGAGCACCAAACGGCGCTTGACAGGCTGGCAACGTCGGTCGAAGTGCTGGCGACCAAGCAGGAAACCGTTGAGGGCGACGTCAAAGAAATCAAAGAGGACGTGAAAGCCATCACGGGCAAGGCTGGGAAACGGTGGGACAGTCTGGTCGACAAGGCTCTCGCAGCGCTGGCGGGCGCGTTTATCGCGTGGCTGCTGTCGGGGGTTGCCTAATGAAGGAGCTGAGAAAGCGGGACAAGTACGTCATCGCGGCAGTGCTCAACCTCTGCTGGTACTGTATTGCGGTGCTCGTATTGACCGCGCATGACAAGGTAGTGCCGGACAGCCTGACCGTCGCGTGGTTCGCCGCGTGGACGGCAGAACTGGGGCTGCTGGCGGGAATTAAAATCAAGGGAAAGGACGAATAACATGAACGAAAGAATTATCAAGCGTATCGCAAACCTCATGAGCGTCAAGAGCATCGTGACGCTGGTGCTGACGGGCGTTTTCGCGTATATGGCGGTGACGGGCAACATTTCGCAGGACTTTATGACGATCTATGCGGTTATCATCGCGTTCTACTTTGGCACGCAGAGCCAGAAGACGCAGGACGTGATCGACAGCAAGGGTGATAGCGATGTATCACAGTAGGGACATCGCCGACCTGCGGGCGGACGTGCGCGCAAACTGCGTCATCTTTCTTGACCTCTGCAAGGAGGCGGGGCTTCCAGTGCTCGTAACGGAGACGGTCAGGGATGACGAGTACCAGCGCTATCTTGCCGCGAACGGCTACGCGGCAAAGACCGCGACGCGCCCGACGTTCCACGGCGTCAAGGCGGGGCTTGCGTTCGACATCTGCAAAAACGTCAAGGGGCATGAGTACGACGATCCGTCGTTCTTTGCCCGCTGCGGGCAGATCGGCAAGCAGGTCGGCTTTTCGTGGGGCGGCGACTGGCGGAGATTTCCCGACAAGCCGCATTTCCAGTGGGACGGCCATATGCGATACACAGGGAGCATGATTTTGGCGGGCAAGTATCCGCCGGAAATGGAGGAGTACATGGATCAGGCAACGTTTAACAAGATGATGGACACTTACCTTGCGCAGCTCGACACCAAGCCCGTCTCTTCATGGGCGGCCAAAGACTGGGCGGCGGCAAAGGCTGCGGGCATCACGGATGGCAGCGCCCCGCAGGGGCTTATCACACGGCAGGAAGCCGTGACGATGATCCGGAGAGCGGCAAAATAACGGTGTCCGATTCGGGCACGGAAAGGAAAACGGGCGGGAGACCTGCAACGTCTCCCCTCGCGTGAGCGCTCTGCAAGCCCCAGCGCACAGCATGGACAAGCAGCACCGAGCGATCCGCGCGCAACTATCCTCTATGGCCCCGCGCAGGGCTATAGCATACATCCAAGCCTATGACCTGCCGCCCGATGAAATGGCATGCCTCATCGAGTGTGACGTGCGAGGGCATTCCCTCGTGCAGGTCGCCGCTCAGCTCCACATGAGCGTGGACGGCCTCGCCAAGCTGCGCCGCCGGGCTTACCGCAAGCTTGCCGACGGGCAGAAAGAGAGCACCGACTGATTAGTCGGTGCTCTCTTTTTTGACTTCGCTTTGCTTTGATTTCGTCCCGCTCCGGCGCTTGGCGTCCGCGCGATGCTGGACCTCTTTTCGGTGGGCTGCGGCGCACTCAGGGGAGCAGGTAACGGTGGGGGTGCCGGGGACTATCTCCCGGCCACAGACGACACAGACCTTAACGCCGCTGCGGGATTTTTCGTGGCGTTTTATGTAGTAATCGTGTACGGCGTTCCAGCTTTTTGACTGCGCACGGTCGATTTCACGGACGGCATCCGGGGCGCATTTTGGACAATACTTTTGCAATCCAGATTGGACGACATACTCTCCACCGCAGATCACGCAGTTATCGATATCTCCCAGATGCCGGGAAAAACCGGTGGCCCGGTACTTTTGTTTCCTGACCTTCTCCCGCTCTGCCCGGCAGGTTAGGCAGTAACTGGCTCTGGGCCCTCCGATGAAGTTGGCCCCGCAGGTGTGGCAGGTTCGCGTGCGCAGGGTGGTCGACCGGGATGCGGCAAGGCAGTCATCGCACTTCGCCTGCTCTGCGCGATCGGTGGAAAAAATCTTGCCGCAGGTGATACATTTTTTAGTCCGCATACACAGTCTCCTTCGCCGCGTTATAACAAAAATTTTGCATCTACGCCCAGCGCGTCGGCGATGGCAAGCAGGTTTTTGGCGGTCAGGTTGCCCGCCTCCGCCTCCCCCAGCTCCACGCGCTGGATCTGGCGGATATTGACGCCGGACTTCTTGGCAAGCTCGGACTGAGTCATGTCTGCCATGCGTCGGGACCACTCAAGCTTAGTGATGGGGCGGTTGTGGCAGTCCCGCCCGTAGTTGACCAGAGAACAGGCGGTGCAGTCGCCGTCCGCCCGCTGGCAGTCGCTGTACTTTCTCCGCATCTTATCTCCTCCTCTTAGCAAATGACCTTTACGACCTCGGCGTCACGGATGATGAGCTCGCCGTCGTCCTCGCCGTACTCGGCCTCGTTGCCGCAAATGATCGCGACGTGATTGCCAAAATAATTGTTGGCGCCCAGGCGGTAAAGGCTACAGACGCAGATGCCGTCAAGCTCGACGCTGGTATCGTCGCCGTTGTCCCAGAGGTGGGAGAGGTGCTCAATCGTGCCAAGTTCAAACTCCTGCTCCTGGACGCGCACGCCAACGAATTCGTAGTCCCAGCTGAGGTCCATCTCTTCGGCGATATTCTTGATAGTATTGATCATTTCGGCGTTCATCATCATTTTTGTATCCTCCCGGGGTGTTCCCCTCTCTTGTTTACATGCTTATTATACGCTAATATTAGCGTATTGTCAAGAAAAAATCACAGAGTTTTGAAGAAATTTTTGAGGGCAAAACGCGGGCATTTTGCGGGCAATTTTTAAGGGGGGAAACGCTGTACCATAGAGGCACCAAAAGGAGGTGCGCAAAATGTACGAGCGACTTTTAGCTTTAGGATTTACCGAGCAAATGGCAATGGACATTTTGACGCTGTTTCCTGATCCTGACGAGCTGCGCACTTACGTCTATTTCGCGGAGCTTTTCCATGTATAGCTACTTTAATCCCAACCCCGCAGGGCGGAATGTATCAGATTGCACCGTGCGCGCGATTTGCAAAGCGACGGGGAAGGACTGGGGCGAGGTTTATTTGGCTCTGTGCATACAGGGATACTTGGACGGTGACTTGCCCCATGCAAACGCCTGCTGGGGCGCGTATCTGCGGTCTTTAGGCTACCGGAGATACATCATACCGGACACCTGCCCGGACTGTTACACGGTCGGTAAGTTTGCCGATGAGCACCCGCGCGGGACGTATATTCTCGCGCTTTCTGGCCATGTGGTCTGCGTGCAGGACGGTGTGATTTACGACAGCTGGAACAGCGAGAACGAAATCCCGCTTTATTACTGGGTAAAAGAAACGGAGGAATGAACATGGCATATCCCTATTTCAATCCCTATTATCCGCAGCCGATGCCGGACAACCTCATGCAGATGCGGCAGCAGCAGATGATGCAGCCCATGCAGCAGCCTATGTCGCAGCCAGTGCAGCAGAACCCCATCGCGCAGGGCGGCGTGCAATGGGTCAACGGCGAGCAGGAGGCGAGGGGTTATCTCATCGCGCCCAACTCTGCTGTAGCGCTGTGGGATTCTACCGCGCCGACTGTGTACCTCAAGCAGTCCGACGCGAGCGGAAAGCCGACGCTCAAGGTTTACGACCTCGTAGAACGCGCAGAAACGCCCCGCACAGCGTCGCAGGAAAAGGGCGTGGAATTTGTCACCCGCAAGGAGTTTGACGCGCTGGCGGCGCTTGTGGGCGAATTAAAGGGCAAGAAGAAGCGCAAGGAGGACGATGACGATGAATAATCCGTTTTTCGGTGCGCTCGGCGGCGGGAACGGCTTCATGCAGATGATGCAGCAGTTCCAGCAATTCAAGGCAAATTTTCAGGGCGACCCGAAAGCTGAGGTCGAAAAGCTTTTGCAAAGCGGCAAACTCTCGCAGGCGCAGCTGAACCAGCTTCAGCAGATGGCAAAGCAATTCCAAAGCCTAATGCAATAACTAAATATTTATAGCGTTTTCTTTAATTCTTTATCGTGGCCACGATTTAGATAAAACTGACTTTAATTAAAAGGAGTGATACTATGTCTCTTTCTGACGGCGGCGTTCAGGCCACTATGCCTGTTGCGCCAACCGGTATGATGAACAGCGGCTTTGGAGGCTTCGGCGGCGATGGCGCGTGGTGGATCATCATTCTTTTCCTGTTTGTTTTCTGCGGCTGGGGAAACAACGGCTGGGGCGGTAACGGCAACGGCGGCGGCGTCGTAGACGGCTACGTGCTGACCTCTGATTTTGCCAATGTCGAGCGCAAGATCGACAGCGTAAATCAGGGCCTTTGCGACGGATTTTACCAGCAGGCGCAGCTTGTCAACGGCACCAACATGGCGATGGCAAACGGCTTTGCACAGGCCGAGCTTTCCCGCAGCAACCAGCAGGCGGCGCTTATGCAGCAACTCAACGCTATGCAGATGCAGGCCGCGAATTGCTGCTGCGAGAACCGCGCGGCTATCGCGCAGGTGCGCTATGACATGGCGACGCAGGCGTGTGACACGCGCAATACTGTGCAGAACGCGACCCGCGACATCATCGACAATGCCAACGCCAACAGCCGCGCAATCCTTGACTTCCTGACGCAGAGCAAGCTTTCCGACCTTCAGGCTGAGAACCAGGGCTTGAAGCTGGCGGCAAGTCAGGCGGCGCAGAACAGCTATCTGGTCTCGCAGCTGCGTCCCTCTCCCATTCCGGCCTACACGGTGCAGAACCCCTATTGCTGCAACCAGTTTGCCGGTTGCGGCTGCTGACAACTGCATAGCATAGCTTCTCGGGCACCATATCGGTGACGTTACCGAGATGGTCGGCCCCGTGCCGACACTGGAAACAACGCGGCGGGGCAATAGCCCTGCCGCTGTATTTTAAACGGGTCGATTTCGACCCCTTTAGGAAGGAATGATTTTGTGAAAACGGTTGACGAACTTAAGCAGGAATTTGTCGATCACATTGCAACTCTGGACAAGAGTGAAATGAGCATGTACGATCTTAGCAATTATGCCGATCTTTTGCGTAAAGCGGACGAATTATTTGCGCCCAGCTACGCGGAAATGATCGCAAATGGTGCGTTTGCCCCTTTTGGGGCAAATCAGAGAAAGGAGTGATACCAGTATGGCTGAGTTTAGTAATTCTAGCATTGCTTTGGTCCCTGCTGGGCAGAACGTCCCACTGACCGAAACGGCGGTCAATAGCAAGCCTTGTATCGTGCATCGTCAGGGCGCAGGCGTTGTCACGCTTCGAGGCCTCACCAATCAAAATCGCGCCCTGTTTAGGGTCTCCTATGGCGGCAACATCGCTATTCCAACCGGAGGCACGGTCGAGGCCATCACGGCGGCGCTTGCCATTAACGGAGAACCGCTGGCCAGTGCAACGGCGACCGTCACGCCCGCGGCGGTAGGGAACTACTTTAACATTTATGTTTCCGCACAGGTCTGCGTTCCGAAAGGCTGTTGCCTGACGGTTGCAATGGAAAACACCAGCACTCAGGCCGTCAACTTCGCCAACTCGAACCTGACGGTTGAGAGAATCGCGTGAAAGGAGAATGGACATGAGCAAGAAAGCAATGTATGATCTGCGCAATATGCTGTGCGACGAACTCGACGAGCTGGCACGCAAGGGCGAGCTTGGCGCGGGCGATCTCGAAATTGCGCACAAGCTGACGGACACCATCAAGAACATCGATAAGATTGAGATGATGGAGGACGACGGCTATTCCCGCGATGAAGACTATTCTCGCCGCTATTCCCGCGACGGAGATTGGCAGTCGGGTATGCGCGGCGCTTATGACCGCGATATGTCCAACGCGAGACGCGGTACGCACTACGTCCGTGGACACTACTCCCGCGACGGCAGCATGGAAAATATGAAACGCCAGTTGCAGGAAATGCTGGACAACGCCGACGATGACAGCATCCGCAGAGCCATCCAGCGCTGCATGGACACAATCGAGGGCTAAAGGGGGTGCTCCCCTATGGTCGACGAGAATGAGGTCAAGCGCTGGATAGCTCGCCTTGAAACGGAAGAATCGAGCTGGAAAAACTATGAGCGCCTTGCCGTGCTGTATGCCATCCGTGACCAGCAAAGCGGCAGTAGAGAGAGGGCTTTGCCAATGGCATACTCTGCAGCGCCCGCGCCAGTCAACGTTGAAACATACGGCGACAGCGACTTCCTGCGCGCAGTGGCAGATATTCCGCCGGACAAGGCGTGGGAGATCATGGACGAGCTGATGGACAGCTTGAAAATTGTAAACGAGCGCGTCTATAATAGCGTCATGCGGAAACTAGAAAAGTAAATTGCAGATGGAATTGCAGATGAGTTACAAAAAACCTTGTAATATCAATGCTTTTGCGGATTGGGTTGGGGGTTCGACTCCCGCCGCCTCCACCAATGAAAAAACCTCGCAGTTTCAACGGCTGCGGGGTTTTTCTTGTATTTGCAAGGGTTTTCTGGATTACCTGTTTACGCATTACTTGCGATATTTGCAAGTTATCTTCTGTTAAAACAGTGTTTTTGCAGATAAATTACAGATGAAATTACAGATGAAATTCGGACTCAAAAAAGCCGTCAACGGCATCTGCCACTGCTACGGCTTTATCATCCATGGTGTGTTGATATACGTTTTTAAGCATGTTGTTTGTAGAATGCCCCATGCGCTCCATTGCGTATTTGTCTGGGACATTGAGCCGGAGCATAACCGATGCGTTTACATGGCGGAGGTCGTGAAAGCGGAACGGCTGAACTCCGCAGCGGGCACACGCGCGTTGCAGATGCTTATATAGGACATTTCTTGTTGCATGGACAATATACTCATCTGTGTGCGGTGTTTCGTCAAGCAGTCCCATAATATACGGCGGTACTTTTAGTTTTCTGTTGCCGCTGTAGGTTTTTGGCTGCTTGAGCTGCGGGCCAGTCTCACCGTCTACCATTGCTTGCTTGATCGTCAAAATATCGCCGTCAAGGCAATCCCATGTTAGCCCTCTGATCTCCGATGTACGGAGGCCGAGCCAGACGGCCAGAAGAAACGGTAGTTCAAAGTCCGTGCCTTTGCAATTCTCATGCAAGATTCTGATCTCGTCCATGGTAGGGATTTTGATTTTAGGTGCTTGCTTCTGAGGGAGGGATATACGGAACACCATATCCGGGCATTCCTCCGACATTGCCGCAGTAAACAGGCCGTAAGCGTTGCGGACGTACTTAGGGGACTTTTCCCGCGCCATCTTATTCACGGCACGCTGCACGCGATCCTGCGTCAACGCGGAGCACTTAACGCTCATCAGCTCCGGGAAAACCACCTTGCGCAGTTTTCTGTACCCGTTGACGGTAGAGGGTGAGAGTATCGCGTCCTTGCTGTCGATGTATCGGTCGATAGCATCACCGACTGTGCGCTCAGACGCACGAGCGGCAGACTTCGCGCCGGACTTCAACGCGGCAGCTTCATTCTCCGCCTTCCTTTTGGTAGGCGCTGTGACGGACACCCGCTTTCCGTCTACCATGACGCTGACATTCCAGTTGCCGGACGGTAGTAGTTTTGCTTTTGGTATCTTCATCAAATCCCCCTCCAATCAATGTACAAGCACCACGCGGACAGAAAGACGATAATGACAAACATTATAGCAATTACAACGTTTCGGATACGGACACCGCGCCGCATGATCTCGATCATGTCCGCTTTTGCATCAACATGGCGTTCCAGCTCATCGTTGCGCGCCTGTAAGGTTTCCTCGGCTGGCGTCAAGTGTTCGGAAATGCCGAACACTTCATCAAGAGAGATGCCAAGCACTTTGCAAATCGCAGCGACTGTGTAAACTGATGGGGACTTAGATGCGCGGGAGAAAAAATTTTTTACTGTTTGCAACGGTAATCCTGCTTTGTCGGCAATATCTTGATGCGTTAGTCTTAACAAGTCTTTTTGCTCCTGACATCGTTTCTGAATGTTCACTTAACATCATATCCTTTCAGTGCAAATGTTGCACTTTTTTGTAGCAATGAAATTTGTCGGAAACTGTCAAAGGGTCAAATCTAAGCCTTGAAAGTGCAGTGCTGGGTGCTGTACGGTGAAGACAAGCAGCGGCGACCGCTCCCCGCTGGCTGCAAAAAGGCCCCGCCGTTTGTTGCAGAGGGCGGCGGGGCCAACCTTACTTCATACCAAGGAGCTTGCCAAGTTTTCTTTGCCGCCCTGCTTTGGTCGTAGGAATTCCGATTGCTTTTGAAATTTTCCTTTTCATCTTCGTGATTCCGAGCGCACGTTTCCAGCTAAAGGACAGACCGGGGATCTTGCTCTTCGCCATTTGGCGCACCACCTTTTATTCGTATATTTTCGACTGCACAAAGTGCAATAATCGACATATAGCCCCGTTGCAGAAATATTTGGAGGGACATAATTATGGACGAACAAACGAGAAAAGCGGCAGAACTTTTTGCCAACCTGACGCCAGAGCAGAAAAATGTCATTCTTGCGATGGTTGATAACCTTCTATCACAGCAAGCACCGCACTCTTCTGCTGCGGAGACAACCGGCTAAACCCAGCAATAAGCTGCGCAAGCTGCGCGTCCTCGCCCTCAATCTTCGGATCGGGGGTGCTTTCTTTTATGCCCTCGGCCTTGACCAGCTTCCGCACCGTCTCAATATCTTTTAAGCACTTTGCGGTTTCTTCAGGAGTTTCCCCCTCGCGCAAGAGAATGTCATCTGGCGTGGTTTTAAGCAGAATACAAATAACGGCGGCTTCTTTCGGAGAGGGGAGATTGCTATTTCGCTTCCATTCGCTAACCCATTTTGTTGTCCTGGTTGTTCCCATCTTTTTATTTAGTTCTTCGCAAAATATCGTGTTGTTTCTATATATTTTTTTAATCAAAAATACTACTTTTTCATAGTTAATGAAAACAACGTCCCTTTTTGCCACAGCAGTTACCTCTAAAAGTTTAATTCAAAAAATCAACATAGTCGGTAAACTTCCACATGCAGTCATAAAGCGTGAAAAGTTTTCCATCTGTTCCGATAGCCTTTATTGTTGATATTAAAAATGAGCGACCAACAACAGAAAAATTGAATTCTGCAAATTTTCCATGTTTCCAACAATGAATGCACGCTTTGGAAAGTTCACCGTTAACAGAATAATAAAGTTCCCCAATATAGTTTTCTTCATCGAATGACTTAATGCTATCTCTTACGGTACTGAAAAATGCAATTAGAGGATATTGGGGACGTTTTTTGGTTTTTGTTCGTGGGGCATAAATTAAATAACTTCTTGGTAAATCATCGGCATGAAGAACAGAGCCGAAATCAAAACAGATTGACTTAAAATTTATTTGATAATCAGATGGAATTATTTTTTCAATTTCGTTATCTTGTTCTAAATCATGCAACGTACTAAGATGATAATTTATTTCATTTATCGCAAGGCTTAATGTCCTTTTGTTGTTTAAGTTGTACGCTGCCCACGCCTTGTTCTCGCCAATATACGAGCAGTTACAAATTTGATATGGCAAAAAGGGGAAATAAGTCATTTCCTCTTCAATGACTTGGCTCATTTTTAGCCAATCGTTTTTAGATAGCACATCTTTCTCACAACGAGAATTTACTAAAATTGCTATTTTTGAAGGAGGCGCGGATTGAACTCCTTTTGGTTCAACATATGCAGCAGGCGAATCGCGTGGCTCTGGTTCTTCCGCATAATATTCTTCATAGTTTCCACTCCAAGAAAGACCAAAGCGACCTAAAAAATTATCTAAAACTCCCATAGCCTAAATATTTTTTCAAAACCGCCAATTAAAGGCGGTTATTTTTGTGCATACCATCAATGAAGAAAATTCGTTGATGGTATTGACTAACGAAAAAAGTTCGTCTATAATAGCCTTACAGAACTTAATTAAGGCAACAAAAAACCAAGCCCCCAACGGATTTCCCGTTTTTGCGGACTTATAACCGATATTTTGTTGGCTGACACTTACATAATAGCGGTGTTGGTTGCGTTTGTCAATATAAAGTTCTGAACTTTATAAGGAGGGGAGAACGCTTGGAATTAAAAGGGATTCGAGAAAATGCCGGTTTGCGTCAGGAAGATGTAGCAAAGAAACTCCGTGTAAGAGTTTCCGCGGTGTCGAACTGGGAGCGCGGTGTGAATGGTATCGCAAGCAAGTACATTCGACCGCTGACCAGATTGTACGGCGTGACCGAAACGGAGATCAGAACAGCATCAGAAGCCGCGCAGGCCGCAAGAGTGGGCAAGGAGGGCGAATGAAACGATTTATTAAATTGTTTTTGCTTCTCTGTTCATGGGCTCTTGTCGCTATTGTAGCCGCCGCTATTTTAATGCTTGTTTCAGCATGGATTGCAGGATCGACGGAAAGCGTTTTGTTTGGCGCTGTTTTTTTGGTCTTGACCATTTTGGTTTGCGCTGCGATTTTGGCGATAAGTGGGGCGGACATATGAAGGCAAAAAAATGCCCCGCCCAATGTTGCAGCATCGAGCGGGGCGGGTGGGACAAATCTCACCACAAGATATTGTGTCCGTGCTTATTGTAGCACGAGAGAAAGGAAAAGGCAAGATGCTAAAGCCACAACAGTTAACGCGACGGCGAAACGACCTTGAGCGAGCCGTGCGCGGCGCGATGGGACGGGCGTTGATTCGCACCGGCAAGGAGCTGGGCGAGGAAATCGGCTTGTCAGAAACGCAAATCTGCAATCGCATGGCGGGGCGTTCCCGCTGGACGTTAGAAGAAATCTGGGAGCTTGACCGAGTTTTGCAATTTACGGACGCGGAAAAGCTCATGCTGATCGGAGGCACGAAATGATTGACACGCTGTTTTTCGGCGGCATTGCCGCTGCGGTGATCGCGCTCAACGGCTGCGATTTCGCCACGAGCCTTGCCGTCATCGGTGCGTGCGCGGGGTGCAAGGTGCTGTATGATCTACTGCCGTATATCGACAGGGGGTGCAGACGATGAGATGGCACGACAAGCGCACGAGAGAGCAGCGCAAAGCCGATGAATCGGCACTGTTCGCGGCGGCGTGCTTGGGCGCAACGATCCTTTTGATCGTGATCTCAATCCTCGCCACCAGCGCGCAGGCGGTCGATGCGGAACCGGAAGAAGCGCCCATCGTAGAGGAGTATGATCCCGCGTGGGACATTCCCGCGACGGAGAGCGCCGTTTGCAATGACGTGTTTCTCGGCGAATTTACGCTGACGGCCTATTGCCCCGGACGCTGCTGCTGCGGCAAGTGGGCGAGCGGCTACACCGCGACCGGCGCGCTGGCCACCGAAGGGCGCACGATCGCGGTTGACCCGAAGGTTATTCCATACGGTTCGCGCGTCCTGCTGATCTGGCCGAACGGCACGCAGCGTAGCTACATCGCTGAGGACTGCGGGTGCGGCGTGAACGGCAACCATATCGACGTGTTTTTCAACGACCATCAGGCGGCGCGCGTGTTCGGCGTGCAGAGCGCAATGGCGTATTTGGAGGGGAATCAATGATCTATCGCTGCACTTGCTGCCACCTCATTTTTGACGAGCCGGACGTTATGCGTCGGCGCGAAAATCTTGACGGTGAGCGCGGCTACGTCCTCGTGACGGAAAAGTTCTGCCCAGACTGCGGCGCAGAGGAAATGTATTTTGAAGAATTGGAGGAGACCGAAGATGGATAACACCCTGATGAAAGTGACTCAACTCCCCGTGATCGAGGAGCATTTGAGGAGCCGGAAGGAGCAGACGGAGCAGCGCGTCGCAGAGGCAATGAGCCTTGTCTGCACCGACGAGACCTTAACCAGCGTGAAGAACATTCGCGCCGAAATGAACCGCGAGTTTGCCGATGCCGAGACCCAGCGCAAGGCCATTAAATCCGCAATCATGGAGAAGTACGACAGCTTCGAATCCGTCTACCGTGAGTGCATCGCCGACCCGTACAAGCGCGCCGACGCAGACCTGAAAGCCAAGATCGACGCGACGGAAAGCGAGATCAAGAGCCGCTGCGAGGAAATGCTGCTGGGCTATTTTCGGGAGCTGTGCGCGGTCAACGAGATCGACTTCCTTTCGTTCGGGCAGACCGGCGTTAAGGTCGATATGGCGAGCGCCAGAGCCAAGACGCCGAAGAAGCTCATGGAGCAGATCAAGCTAAAGGTGGACGGCGTGGCGCAGGACATGAAAACCATCGGCACGATGGGCGAGAACGCGCCAGAGATCATGGTGGAGTACAAAAATAACCTCGACCTCTCGCTTGCGATCTCCGTTGTCAACGAGCGTCACCGCCGCGCCGAGGAGGAGCGCGAGGCCGTGAAACGCCACACGGTTACTCCAGCAGCGCGCGCTGCTGGAGATACCGTCGCAGCGGCCCCGCAGGTCGCCCCGAAGCGCGTGGAGCAGGCGGCGGTCGAACGCCTCACGGTGTCGTTCCGCGTGACCGATACGCGCGAGCGCCTGCGCCTTTTGAAGCAATTCCTTGTCAGCAATGGCTATCAGTACGAATGATTATTTTAAGGAGGATATTACCATGAACGAAATGCAGACCTACAACAGCACCGAAGTTGTGAGCGCCAAGAGCGTGAACGCCGAAATGATGATCTCCCGTCAGGCGCAGGAGGTACAGGCGGCAATGGTCGTCGCCAAGCGTTTTCCCCGTGACGAGATCGAAGCGAACAACCGCATTCTCAACGCCTGCAAGCGCAAGAGCCTTGCCGAGCGCGCGATCTATGAATACCCGCGCGGCGGCGAGAACGTGACCGGCCCCTCGATCCGTCTCGCCGAGGTCATGGCGCAGAACTGGGGCAACCTCGACTTCGGCATTACCGAGCTGGAGCAGAAGAACGGCGAGAGTACCGTCATGGCCTACTGCTGGGATTTGGAGACCAACACCCGCCAGACGAAGATCTTCACCGTGCCGCATATCCGCTACACCAAGAAAGGCAGCGTTGCCCTCACCGACCCGCGCGACATCTATGAAATGGTCGCCAATCAGGGCGCGCGCCGTATGCGCGCGTGCATTCTTGGCATTATCCCCGGCGACGTGGTAGACGCCGCTCTTGCGGCGTGTACCAAGACGATGATGGGAAAGAGCGATGAACCCATGATCGACCGCGTACGCAAGATGGGACAGACGTTCAAGGATGACTTCGGCGTACCGATGGAGTGCCTTGAAAAGTACATCGGATGCAAGGCCGAAGCGTTCACGGCGCAGAGCATCGTGCGCCTGCGTAATGTGTATACCTCACTGAAAGAGGGACGCGCGAGCCGCGAGCAGTATTTTGATCTCCCGACCGTCGAAGTGGACGAGACCACAGGCGAGGTCAAGGACGAGCTGCCCGCTCCCGCTGACGCCCTCGGTACGCTGGACGACGGAAAGAGCGGCACCACCAAGCAGGTGAGCATGAATGATCTGTAAGGTCAAGGTCATTTCGACCGGCTCCAAGGGGAACGCCGTACTGCTGAATGATGAAATACTCATTGACTGCGGCGTTCCATTTCGGGAACTTGAACCATACTGCAAGGGATTGAGGCTCGTCCTGCTGACGCATGTTCACGGCGACCACTTCAACCCCGAGACCATCAAGCGCCTGCACTTCCTGCGCCCTGCGCTGCGCTGGTGCGTCCCTCCGTGGCTCATGGAACCGATGGGACGCATCGGCGTGGACCGCCGCGTGACCGACGAGGGCATGGCAGGCCATGTGCTGTTCTACTCCTGTTCCCTTCTCTACCCCGTCTGTGTGTCCTACAATTCCATTCCTCACGATGTCCCGAATTGTGCGTGGCATATCGAATTTGCAAACGGCGAGCGCGTGTTCTATGCGACGGACTGCGCCTCGCTGGACGGCATTGTGGCGCAGGCCTATGACCTTTATCTGATCGAAGCCAACTACGGCGAAGAGGAGATACAGGAGCGCATGAAGCGCAAGCTGGAAGCGGGAGAATTCAGCTATGAGAGCCGCGCAATGGAGAGCCATCTATCCCGCGAGCAGGCGCACGCATGGATCGCCCAAAACGCCGCCATCGGCAAGAGCCACGTGCTCTATCTGCACCAACACCAAAGCGAGGAGGAATTGAAATGAGCATGAATCGAATCTGCCTGATGGGACGCATCGGGCGTGACTTGGAGCTGAAAAAAACGAACAGCGGCGTATCCGTTGTGTCGTTCCCTCTTGCCGTTGACCGCAACGGCAAGGAGGGCGGCACAGACTGGATCGACATTGTAGCGTGGCGCGGAACGGCAGAAGTGCTCTGCAACTACGCCGGACGCGGGCGGTTGATCGGCGTCGAGGGGCGCTTGCAGATGCGCGACTGGACGGACAAGAGCGGCAACAGCCGCAGAAGCTACGAGGTGCAGGCTGACAGCGTGTATTTCGCAGACAACAGGCGCTCGGAGGGTAATGATACCGCCCAGAGCAGAAACGCCGCAGAGAGCGCCGCAGGCGGCTTTGCAGAGATCAGCGAGGACGACGGCGATCTACCGTTTTAAGGCGGTGAGCAGATGCCGAATAGACTGATTAAAGAAACGATTCGCACCAGCAAAAAAATCAACAGTCTTTCGGATTTTGAATTTCGCACATGGGCGTATCTGGTTACATACGTCGATGATTACGGGCGGGGCAGCGCGGACCCGGAGATTTTGAAAGGGTTTGTGTTCCCGCGCCGAAAGGGAGTACGGGAGCAGGATATCCAAAAGGCGCTGGCGGCTCTGGAACGCACTGGTAGCATTCTCCTCTATGATGTTGCAGGGGAACCCTATTTTTGCTTTCCGAATTGGAGCGAGCATCAAAGGATACAAACGAAGAAATCGAAATACCCCGCCCCGTCGGATTCTGATGTTTCACGGTGGGCCACGGTGGGTCACGGTGAATCACCGCCTGAATCCAATCCGAATCCGAATCCGAATCCAGAATCCAATCTGAAAGATTGTTGCGCTGAGCCGCAAGCGGCTGACGCGCCGCCGGTGATTTCTTTGCCGCTGAATGACGGGACTTTTTTCGACGTGTCGGAGAACGATAGGGCCAAATGGTCGCAGCTCTATCCGAACGTTGACGTCCTACAGCAGCTTAGGAACATGGCGGGATGGTGCGACGCAAACCCGGCAAAGCGCAAAACACGAGGGGGGATTAAGCGGTTTATCACCTCGTGGCTTGCCAGGGAGCAGGACAAGGGCGGCAAAGCGCCGCAAAATAAGCCGTTTGTCTACGACTACGGTAACACGGAGGGAAGCCTATGAACGTTGACGCATTGATCGACAGCATCGCGAAAAAGGCAGAGCCTGTGCGCGATCTGGTCGACTACGAGAAAGACGGGCTGCTGTACTGCGGCCATTGCAACACACCGAAGCAGTGCCGCATCCCCATCGGAGGGAACGTTCGCCTTGTCGGGTGTCAGTGTGCTTGTGCGGCGCGAGAATACGAGGCTGAGAAAAACGCTCGCGCTGACCGCGAAAAGCGACTGCGCATCGAAACGCTGCGTGCTGACGGAGTCCGCGACAAGAGCCTGACGGCGTGCCGGTTCGATAGGGCGACGATGAGCGACGAGATCGTCAAATGCAAGCGCTATGCCGACGCATGGGACGATATGCGGCGCGAGAACAGCGGCCTGCTGCTGTGGGGCAACACCGGAAACGGGAAGACCTTCGCGGCGGCGTGCATCGCTAACGAGCTGATCGATCGCGGAATTCCGGCGATGATTACGAGCTTCCCGCGAATCCTCAACGCGGGATACGACAAGCAGGAGATCATCAAGCAGGTGAGGTACTACCCGCTGTTGGTAATTGACGATCTTGGCGCAGAGCGCAGCAGCGAGTACGCAATGGAGACGGTATACACGGTCATTGACGAGCGCTATAAGGCAAAAAAGCCGCTGATCGTCACCACGAACTTGACTCTGGACGAGCTGTGCAAGCCGAAAAACATGGACTATCAGCGCATTTATGACCGCGTGATCGAGATGTGTACGCCACTGGTGTTCAAGGGCGACAATCTGCGACGCGAAAAGGCGAATAAGCGCCTGCGGTACGTCAAGTCGGTGTTGGAGGGAAGCAATGGGCATTGATATTTCTCAGCTTGGGAAAGATGCTCAAGCTCAGGTCATGGCAAAGATGGCCGTGCAGGAAGTCAAGAAGCGCAGCAAATACGGCAACCGCAAGGTAGTGCGCGGCGGCATCAAGTTCGATTCCGAGCGCGAGGCGGCGCGGTTCGGCGAGCTGAAAATGCTGCGAGCGATGGGCAAAATCCGCGATTTGCGGCTGCAAGCGAATTTCACGCTCGTGGAGGGCTACACGACCATCGAGGGCGAGAGAATCAAGCCGATAGTCTACCGCGCGGATTTTGTTTACGAGCGGGCGACAGAGCCAGACCGCAACGGTACGGTGCACTGGCTGCGCGAGGTCGAGGACGCAAAGGGCATGAAAACGAAAGACTATCTGCTGAAAAAGAAACTGATGCAGGACAAGTACGGCATCACGATCCGCGAGGTGTGAGATGAGTTTTGAGCACTGCCACAGCTGCAAGCCGCCGACGCGGCACGTAGGCTGTCACGGCGATTGCCCGTACTATCAGGCGGATATCGCCAAGTACAACGAGGCGAAGGAAGAAGAAGCGCGCCAAACGCAGGAACGCGGTGCCTATTGGGGCGCACGGCAGTTTAAGACGAGGCGCTATCAACGCTTGAAAGGACAGCAGGGATGAAGGGAAGATACCTCTACCTCGCGCTCGACCACAAGCACGCGGGCGTCGTGACCTGCGTTGCGGATTCGCCGACAGAGCTTGCGCGGCTGCGCGGAATATCACTTACCGTCGTTTCTCACGCGCTCGCGCGGGCGAAGAAGAACCCGGAAAGCAAGTCGTGGTATGTCTCCGTCTGGACGGAATGGAGCGACGCGGAGTATGAAAAATATTTTGGGAGGAAACCATCATGAGCCGATTTGTTATGAGCAAGACCCCATGGGAGCGCTGCGTCTATCCAGTGCTCAAGGAAGCGTTGGAAAAGACGAACTATAACCAAACCGAACTGGCGCAATCCCTCGGCACGTCGCAGTTTACGGTGTCGGCGTGGGTGCGCGGCGACCGCGATACAACGGTACGGCTGCTGCTGGCGCTGGAAGATTTGACGGGGATGACGTTCCGGGAGCTGTTTGGGGAATGCGAGGGGAGAGGATGAAGGTTTTAGTTGCCTGCGAGGAATCGCAGGAAGTTTGCAAGGCGTTCCGCGCATTGGGACATGAGGCGTATTCCTGCGACATTCAGGAGCCATCCGGCGGACACCCTGAGTGGCATATCCTGGGCGATGCGCTCAAGGCCATCGAGGGGGGGCAAGTGACCACTATGGACGGGCAGACGCATGACGTCGGCAAATGGGATCTGCTGATCGCGCACCCACCGTGCACATACCTAACTGTTACCGGGAATCGCTGGTTTAACACGGAAAGATATGGCGAAAAGGCGGTCAGACGGTTGCAGTTGCGGGAAGAAGCTGAGGCGTTTTTCCTGGCCTTTGTAAATGCCAACGTTTGTAAAATCGCGGTAGAAAATCCGGTCGGATATATGTCTACACACTATCGTAAGCCTGATTGTATTATCCAGCCGTATGAATTCGGGCACCACGCAAGAAAAAAGACTTGCCTATGGCTAAAAGGCTTACCCGCTTTGCGACCGACAAACATTGTAGATGCAGGAGATATTTTGTCAGGCGGATACAGTGTGGGGGCAAGCGCAAACTATGCAAAAGACGAGGCTGGTAAGATTATGCGATGGAATGACCCGCGTACGGCAAAAGCAAGGAGCAAAACCTTCCCCGGCATCGCCAGAGCAATGGCGGAGCAATGGGGCGGAGACATTAGGGAATGTGAGGGGAGACAATGAACAACGATTTAATGTTTTCGTCAAAATCTGAAATGTGGGAGACCCCGCAAGCCTTCTTTGACGACCTCAACAACCTCTTCCAATTTACGCTGGATGCCTGCGCAACGCCAGAAAACGCGAAATGCGAACGCTATTTCACTCCAGAGATGGACGGGCTGAAACAGGACTGGGACGGCGTTGTGTGGTGCAATCCCCCATACGGACGCGGCGTTGGGGCGTGGGTAGAGAAAGCGCATCGAACCGCCGAGGAATCAGACGCAACGGTTGTGATGCTGCTTCCGGCGCGGACGGATACCGCTTGGTTCCACGATTACTGCTACAACGACAAATATGCAACCATCAATTTCGTGCGTGGGAGATTAAAGTTCGGTGGAGAAAAGAACAGTGCCCCATTCCCAAGCATGGTGGTGATTTTTCGCCGCCCCGCGAAAGCGCTACATTAGGGAGGAATGACCATGTCCATCGGAGAACCATTTAGCTGGAAGCCTGCCGCATTTGAGGGCAGCAACGGCATTATGAGCGTTACCACGAAAGAGACGACTGCGCACGGGCGCGTCATCTACATCAACGAGAGCCACCGCTACTTTACGGCGGAGGCGGATATACACGGAATCAAGCTCAGAGAGAGATTTAAATTTTAACAAAAATCAGGAGGAATTTATCATGAACAACAATCAGGACTACATCGTTCGCTGTGACCGCGCAGGCGTGTTTTTCGGCAAGATCAAGGAGCGCAACGGCTCCGAGGTTACTATGACCGAGGTGCGTAAGCTGTGGAGCTGGGACGGCGCCTGTGCCGTGGAGCAGTTGGCGCAGGATGGCACAAAAGCACCGGGCAACTGCCGTTTTACCGTGACGATTCCGGAAATGACCGTGCTGGGAGTAATCCAGATCATACCGTGCACAGACACGGCATCTGCGTCGCTTCGAGGCGTAAAGGAGTGGAAGAGATGATGCTTGATGATAAAATCAAAGCCTTTCTGACTGTGAGCTCCGGCTACGGCGACGGCTATGGCTCCGGCGACGGCTCCGGCTATGGCTCCGGCGACGGCTCCGGCTCCGGCTACGGCGACGGCTCCGGCTACGGCTACGGCTCCGGCTACGGCGACGGAATTAAGAGTTTCAATCGGGAAACGGTCTATCGAATTGATGGCGTCAATACGCTGATTCGTTCCGTGCACGGCAACACTGCGCACGGGGCAATTTTGAACGGCGATTTGACGCTCACGCCGTGCTACATCGTCAAGCAGGACAATGTTTTTGCACACGGCGAAACGCTGCGCGAAGCAATGGAGGCGTTGCGAGACAAGCTTTTCGAGGATATGCCGGAAGATGAACGCATCGACACGTTCCTGCGTGAAACAGACCGAGAGAAAGCATATCCGACGCAGTATTTTTACGAATGGCATCATCGCTTGACCGGATCGTGTGACATGGGACGAAAGCAGTTCGCCCGTGACCACGGTGTTGATCTTGAGCGCGGCGTGATGACACTTACGGAGTTTTTGGAGTTGACAAAAAGTGCTTACGGCGGCGATGTGATTCGAAAAGTGATCGATAGAATGGAGGCATAAATGGACGCTTTATTCCTTACTCGTGAGGAGGCGGAAGCGGCATTGGAGGCGATGGAAGATGTTTGAACTAAAACCATGCCCGTTCTGCGGCGGAGAAGCAATACTTGAAACAGTAGATGGCAACAGCCCAGAAGAGCGCTATATATACTGTCCAGAGTGTGGTTTTGAAAGTGGCGTATATAGCGAACCCAAATTTATCGTCGAAAAGTGGAACAGGAGGGCTGACAATGGCCGACCAAATGCAACTATATGACGCATCGGAGAATCAACCACATACCGATGCAGATAGAACTAAACGGAAATGGGAAAACGGCTTCCAGAAATGGAGTAACGAACAATTTGCGGCTAACGAGCACAAATATAGTCCTTTTGGGTGCTGCGGATTTGGAAGTATGTGTGATTACTGTGAGGATAATACGTATGGACGCCCATGCGTCAGGGCACTGAACAACATGCTGCGAGAAAAGCATCTGAAAATAGACTATGAAACGGCTGACTACGAAAAAGTATGGGGGGGGAAATTTTAGGAAATGGATGAATTCATAAGCCGAAAGGCGGCGATTGCTTATATCCGCGAGCAATCGGAAGAATGCCAAAAAGCGTTTGAAGAGCTTGGCGGGGAAAGCGGAATCTACGCAGACGCCTATAACGATTTGGCGGAGGACTTTTACAGCATTCCCGCCGCCGACGTGGCCCCGGTAGTGCGCGCGCGGTGGATTGAAAAATCAGCCCCAGCGAGAAAAATATACTTTGAGTGCTCACATTGCGGCGCGCAGGAGAACAAACATACGGCGATAAAGGGGTATTACTGCTGGCGTTGTGGCGCGAAGATGGACGGAGGTGACAGCGATGTATGAATCGCCGATTAAAGTAATCCAGGGCGAGCTGGAAACGCAGCTTGAGGGCGAAATTCTCAAGGCCGTGCATCGGGTAAGCGTCGTCGTTGATAGGGATGAGCTGATCCAGGCGCTCCGCTATGACCGCAAGCAGTATCAGAAGGGCTTCGACGACGCGAAGAGGGACGCCGTGGTCGTGACGCGGTGCAAGGACTGCAAGCACAAAGGTTGGGTGCAAGAGCCGTGCCACGGTAAGAGCGTTGATTATTGCAGGGTTTGGGACTGCACTTTGCGAAATCTGGAAACGACGTTTTGCAGCCACGGCGAGCCGAAGGAGGAATGACGCGTGGGCGAACATATTACTAAGAGCCAAAAACGAGAACTTGAAGAAGCGGCAATCTTAGGCAGTAGAGAATTCTACCACCTGATGGAAGAATACACAGGAATCGAGGCGAGGCCGTACACTGCGTATCAGTATTACGATAACTGTGGGAATTATATCGGCGATAGCAGCGACAGTGCCCTTGAAGACTTGCTGGAAGCCGCATACATAAAGGTGGTCGATGATGCTGACGATCACGATTAAAGCCAACGTCCCCGCCGCTGACGCGCAGGGCATCAAGGAGCGAATCGCCATGGACATTGAGCGCTATGGAGACTGCAAGGTCGTGAGCATCGTGAGCGACCGGGGGCGAGAAGAACAGCTACGAATGAAAGGAGCCAAATTATGAGCATCAACGTAAAGAAGTACACCAAAGACCAGATGGCGAAGATGGTGGAGGACGCGCAGGAGAAGTCCACGGCGCTTGAAAAGGAAGTCGTCGAGCTGAAAGACTGCATGAACGGCGAGGCCATCAACAAGGCAAACGAGATCGCAAATCTGAAAGCGGACTTAGATTCAGCCAAAAACTCGGCTCAGTGTTTGAACGATCAGGGGCAACAGTATTGGAGAGTGTGGCAGGCATCGAAGCGAGAAGTTGCCGACTTGAAAAACAAACTCAATGACACTGAGGCGGCGCTTGGGCGGGCGAACGGCGAGTGCGCTTTTAAGCAAGAGGCCCTTAATGTAATGCGTAACAGGCGCTACAACGCCGAGCGGCGCGCTGACTACGCAGAAGCACACCCGTGGCGCAACCTGTGGGCATGGTTCAAGAGAAAGGTAGCGCGCCATGAGTAACGATCCGTTTAAATGGAGTACACCACCGAGAGGGGGCGCACCTGTCAATAGTCCGTGCATCGAGCATGACAATGTAAATCACCCCGCGCATTACACGGCGGGAGGGGTCGAGTGCATCGACGCCATCGCGGCCGCATTGACGTGCCAGAAAGACCCGATGCAAGCATGGCTGACGGGACAGGTACTCAAGTACATGTGGCGCTGGCCGCTGAAAAACGGCAAGGAAGATCTGCGAAAGGCGAGATTCTATCTTGACAGGCTAATCAACAGCGCGGGAGATGATTGAGGTGATGCGATGAGCACATTTCCTGACCGCCTGCGCAAATTACGGGAACGCCAGCAGCTAAAGCGCTGCGTGCTGTCCGAACTGTGCGGGCTGAATCGGAATACCATCAAACGCTACGAGATGGGGACGCAAAAACCATCAATGGACGCGCTAATAAGCATCGCGGATTATTTCGGCGTGTCTATTGATTATCTGCTCGGGCGGTCGGACTACCCAAAAAGTTTATAAAAATTTTTTGCAAAACTCACTTATAAGTGAGTCGTGGTATCGCAATTATGGGAGAATTGAATCGCAGAGGTGTAAAAGCCTTTGCGGTTCTCTCATTTATGGCGTTTACCTCCTGCGCCATAGCGGGGCGCGGTGCTTTTCATCTTTTCACGCCGCCCCCGCAAAATGCCGCACGCACGATGCAGCCCACGATCAGGGCCGAGAGGTCGCACCTCTCATGCGGCACAGGACTCCCCGCACCTCTCAACGATGTGGCCCAGGGGAGACATATGCAGATGTGGCGGAATAGGTAGACGCTACAAACGACAGTTCGGGTGCCGCCCAGCAAAGCGGTGGAGGCCGACACTGTTAGGCTATGTGAGGTGCAAATCCTCACCATCTGCACGAGATGCCGGGTCGCACCCGGACAATGTGAGACCGTTGTCGTCATGGCTCACATGGGAATGACAATGCTCGCTGAAAACTGCGCTTGTCTTGATGCGTCAAGACCGGTTTGACCTGACGGAATAGGGGCTACGACTTTTCGGAGCGTAGTTGCCGGTAGCGTGCGACAATCTAAGCGGGAAAGGCGACCAATGGAAAGAATAACGCCCAATGTGGGCGGCGTTGTAGCCCTTCGGGGCGGGTAAAGTCTGCTATGTAAGGCCAAGGGGCGGGGGCTGGTAGCAAAAATAATTTGACAACGCTTATCGGCGTATCAAAGCGGCAATAGACTGTGACGGGCGGATGAAATTAGACCGCAGCACGACAGCAATTAACGCAAAGAATGCAAGCAGAAGCAAAGCAAATGTAAGCAATTGCAAGCAAAATGTTTACATCGCATAGCTCAGAGAGAGAAAAGAAAAACCCCCTTGTTCCCCCTCTCTTCTTCTCCCCCTTGCATCCCCCGTATTATCTTACCCCCTATAATCCCCCAAAAGAGAAGAGAGAGAACAAAGAGAAGAGAGAGAACAGAGAGAGAACGACATTTTGCGCGCGAGAGCGACGAGGTGATGACATGGCTGCGCGTCTGACAGACCGGCAGAAAAAGAAAATACTGGCGGACTATGTGCAGACAAACAACTATTGCGCCACAGCGAAAATCAACGGCGTGTCTGCAACGACCGTTAAGAACCTTGTGCGGGCGAATGCCGACATTGTGAAAAAGTGTGAGCAAAAAAAGGAAGAGAACACCGCCGATGTGATGGAATACATGAACGACCACAAAGACCTTGTGTGTTCGTTCATCGGCAAGGGGCTTGAAATGCTCAACGACCCGGAGAAGCTGGCGGCGGCAAATCTCAGCCAGATCACAACGGCGATGGGAACGCTGATCGATAAGTGGGCGATGATCGGCGGCAGTCCTGCCGACACGGTGAGGGAAGACGCGCTCAGTCAGAGCCTAAAGGAAATGGCAAAGGAGCTTGAGAGCGATGAGTGAAAATTACAAAGTCTATATGCATCGCTTTCCGAATGGGAAAGTATACATAGGGATTACCTGCCAAAAGCCAGAATACAGATGGAACAAAGGAAAACACTATCGAAAGCAACCGCTTATTTTTAATGCGATTATGAAATATGGATGGGATAACATCGAACATATTATTTTGTTCGATGGATTGAGTAAAGAAGACGCAGAAACAAAAGAAGTTGAACTGATTTCCTTATATGATTCCACAAATAGGGAGAAAGGGTACAACATAGAAAACGGCGGGAATAGTACAGGGAAGCATTCCGAAGAAACAAAAAAGAAAATGTCCGCTGGCATAAAAAATGCTTATAAAAATACTGAATACAAAGAAAAGAAAATAGCAGAGGCTAAGAAGTCTTATGCAAAGCCGGAATATAAAAAGCAACTCTCGGAACGAACAAAAAGGCTTTGGGAATCCAAAGAATACAGAACAAAAATGATTTCCGTACATAGAGGGAAAACCGTTTCAGCCGAGGCAAGAAAAAAAGTATCCGACGCCCGCAAGGGACGATTTATGGGCGGAGACAACGTAAATGCGAGAGCCGTTGAACAATATACAAAAGACGGTGTATTTGTTGCTTGTTGGGATTCTGCAATGAGTGCTTCAAGGGCGACAGGAGCGAATAACGCAAAGATTTGTGAATGTTGCAAGGGTAAGCGTCAGTCTGCTGGAGGGTATAGGTGGGAATATGCCGCTGTCTAACCGACAAGCAAAAATCCTCGCTTTCCCCTATTCCAAGTATGACGCGCTGATTTGCGACGGCGCTGTGCGTTCTGGTAAGACCTCTATCATGATGTGGTCATTTGTCCACTGGGCGATGGAGAATTTCAGCGGTCAGCGCTTCGGCGTGTGTGGGCGCACGGTTGATAGCTGCACCAAGAACATCATCGTGCCGTTCACGGCGATGAGCCTTGCGAAGGAGCGCTATATCATTCGTTGGCGGCGCGGCGACAAGGTGATGGAAGTGCGGCGCGGCGCCGTGACAAATTACTTTGAGGTGTTCGGAGGCAAGGACGAGGCAAGCTATACGCTGATCCAAGGGCGAACGCTGGCGGGTGTGCTGCTAGATGAAGTGGTGCTGATGCCGCGCTCGTTTGTGGAACAGGCATTGACCCGCTGTTCAGTAGATGGCGCAAAGCTGTGGTTTTCCTGCAACCCAGGAAGCCCGCAGCACTGGTTTTATACAGAGTGGATACAGCGGAGCAAAGAGCGGAACGCGCTGTATCTGCATTTTGAAATGACGGACAATCCCGGCTTGTCTCAAAAGACGCTGGAACGCTATCAAGCAATGTTTTCCGGCGTGTTCTACGACCGATACATTCGCGGCCTGTGGGTAGCGGCCGAGGGGCTGGTATATCCGATGTTCGCCAAAGAAGTAAACGTCACGAACGAAACGGGCGGCGCGGGAAAGTATTATATTTCCTGCGACTACGGCACGCAAAATCCTACCGTCTTTTGTTTGTGGCGCACGGATAAAGGCCGCGCTGTAATGGAGAAAGAATACTATCACAGCGGGCGAGCCACCAATCGGCAGAAGACAGACGAGGAATATTATCAAGATTTGGAACGGTTTGCAGACGGATATAATGTTGAGCGAATCGTCATTGACCCCAGCGCCGCGTCATTTTCGGAGTGCATCCGTAGGCATGGGAAGTTTGCTGTTTGGAAAGCAAATAACGATGTTCTCGACGGGATCCGTTTAACGGCTTCGTGTATCAAATCGGGGAGAATCAAATTCCATGAAAGCTGCACGCACGCTTTTGATGAGTTTGGGCTTTATAGCTGGGATAAGGACGCGGCAGAAGATAAAGTCATTAAAGAGAATGATCACGTCCTCGACGCTGTTAGGTATTTTGTTATGACGGTTCTGCGCCGAGAAATTGCAGTTGAAAATCCTATGTATGCAAGCAGCTCCGTAAAGTTGAGGAGATAAAAATATGGGCTTAGTGAATGGCATTGTAAATACAGTAAAACGATTTTTCTTTCCGCAGGCGGTCGCCGAGCGGGAATTTGGCGCATCTCCCGCCGTAAGCCTTACGATGGAACAGCATATCGGTTTGTGGTATGCGATGATGGTCAATACCCCACCGTGGCAAAACTGTGATGTGAAAGCGGTAAGCCTGCCCGCTGCGATTTGCCGAGAAGTGGCAAGGCCGACGCTGGTTGAATTTACAGCAAACATCACCGGCAGCAAGCGCGCAGATTACCTGAACGAAAATTTTCAGACAGCAAAAGAAAACTTTAATCGGGCATTAGAACTCGGCCTTGCGCTTGGTGGTGTGGCGTTGAAGCCGTATATTTACGGTGACAATATGCTTGTGGATGTTACCGGCGCTGCGGGCTTTCAGCCGACAAAGTTTGACCCGTCCGGTCGCTGCATTGGCGGCGTTTTTAAGGATAAGCCGGTTAAAGTAAACGGAACGTACTATGTAAGGCTCGAATCACACGAGTTAAACGGTACGACCTATACCATCAAAAACAAGGCATATTACAGTGATTCCGCTGGATCCGTTGGCGCTGACGCGCAACTCACAACTATTCCGGAGTGGGCGGATATTGAACCGGAAGTGGCCATCGAGAATGTAGACGGACCATTGTTTGCTTATTTTAAGCCGCCTATTGCCAACACTGCAGATAGTAACAGCATGTGCGGTATGTCCATTTATGGCGATGCGGCGACGGTCGAGCTTATCAAGCAAGCGGATGAGCAGTGGGAGCGTCTGCGCTGGGAATATAAGTCGAGCGAGCGTAAGGTGTTGATGGACGGCACATCCAGCACGGCGGATATGTTCAACAAGCGCTTGTTTGAAGTTGGACCATTTTCCCCGAATGGAGATTTCTTCCAGCACATTGAGCCGCAGATCAGGGACGACGCAATTTATCGCGGGTTCCAGAATACTCTTCGGCGCGTTGAATTCAATATCGGCCTTTCTTACGGAGACATTTCCGATCCGCAAACGATTGAAAAAACCGCGACTGAAATTCGCAGCAGCAAGCAGCGCAAGTATGTACTGATTAGCAGTATCCAAACGGCGCTTGCACATACATTTAATTCCCTGATTTACGCAATGGACGTGTATGCGTCGCTTTACGGGCTGGCACCGGCTGGCGATTATGAGACCACTTACGATTGGGGCGACAGCATACTTGATGATCAGGAGACCAAAGATAAAGAGTTTGCCCGCGACTTGCAGCTCGTGGGTGCGGATATCATGAATGCGTGGGAGCTGCGCGCAAAGTATTTTAATGAGGATGAGGATACTGCAAAAGCGGCTTTGCCCAAAATGCAGGATATGGTAAATGAACCGCAACAGGAGATAGAGTAATGGGCGGCAGAGGTGGAGCTGGTGGCGGCATTGGAGCCGGAGAACCTGGGCGTGGTCGCGGTATGAGCCTTGCACGGTTTTTGTCGCAACAGGACATTGACCGAGCAAATGCGGCGTCTGTCACTGATATGGGCGATATTATCAGGCGCACATTCGAGCGCAACGTTGCTGAAATCAATGGATTTGAGATGTCGGACGCTGAAAAGAAAGACGCGGTAAAGCAGATGGCAACTCTCGCAACAACGGCGCTCAAAACGGCGGCAGGAGCAGTTAATCCTTATGCAAGCGGGCCTGCGCGCCTGACAACGGCGCAGAAAACAGGAAGCGCCGCAGACAGAGCTGCAAGAGCGCGCGGTGAAATGGATAGCTACATGCGGAAATTGCGTGACCAGTCCAGTAAAAACCGCAAAGCAGCAGAAAACAAGGCGTTTTCCAATGCTTTTGTAACAGCGCAAAAGTCCGGCGCGTTGGAAGTTACGGTAAACGGCAAGAAATACCGCAGGGCTAATAAGCGCAGCGGTACATGGAGACCTGTTTAATGGGCGGACGCGGCGCAAGCAGCGGCATGAGCGAAAAGGGAAAGCCTTACGGGAGCGAGTTTAGGACGCTTCTAAAAGCTGGGAACGTAAAGTTTGTAAAGCAAAATGCGGCATTGAACGCAAAAGACCCATTGGAAACTATGACCAAAGGGCGCATTTATGCAACGATAAACGATGAGGGCAAAATCAATGCAATCAGCTATTACGATGCAGATGGAAAGCGTGTAAAAACAATCAATCTTCTGCATAGCCATGAGCAATTCAAGGGAGTGCATACGCACATCGGGTATTATCACGATGAAGGCGGAACAAGAGCATTGACGGCAGACGAAAAAAAGCTGGTTGCATTCGTAAAAAAGGCTTGGTATAATAGGCATAGCAAGTAGTCGTATAGGGTGATTACACCGTGACTGCGGGAACTCCGGTTAGAATCCGGGCGCTTGCTATGCCGTAAGGTACAGAAATGTATCTTGCGGCATTTTTATTTTGCGGAAGGTTTGCTTTATGGGTGGCAGAGGTGGTTCCGGGGGCGGTAATGGCCGCAAAATCGTGGCCTTTGATGTCGACATGGACGGGGCGAAAGTGAGCTACGTCGTGATAAACGGAAAGGTTTATCACGACGATGGGGAACCTATTGCGCTCCCCTCCAAAAAAGTAATTGAAAACGCCAAAAAGCTCGGGTATTCCGTGAAAACATATGGTCAAAAGGAATACGAAGAGCGGGAAAAGGCACGAAAAGAGGGCCGGCGGAAAACGAATGAATTCCTTGACAGAATGGACGTGCAAATTGGCGGAAACAGGCGTGACCAGAGGATAGAACTTATCGGAAACAGGGCGACAAGGAGGCGGAGGAGATAAGTGGTAAACTTTGAAAACCTCGACAAGTTTGCTTTCTCCGGCGTCGGCAAGTACAACATCCCACAAATCGAGCCTGTCACCGCATACCCGCAGGGGGAGTTTATTCCCGTCAACTACCATTACACCGCAAAGGACCCGGGGAGCAAAAACGTCCACTTTTTTGTTGACGATTATCAGTTTATCCGACACTGGAACGCCCCGGACAAATACATCCCCAAGCTGTCGCAGTTTGCGGCGGTGTGCGCGCCGGACTTCTCCACATACACGGATATGCCGCTTGCGATGCAGATATACAACCACTATCGCAAGCACTGGCTTGCGGCATACTGGCAAATGCACGGCATGATGGTCTATCCAACGATCTCATGGAGCGACGAGAACAGTTACGATTGGTGCTTTGATGGAGAACCTGTTGGCGGGATAGTTGCGGTTAGCTCGGTAGGCACGCAGAAGAGCAAGGAAAGCAAGCGGTTGTTTCTGCGCGGATACGAGGAAATGATGAAGCGGCTCTCGCCGGAATGGGTGATATTCTACGGAAAAGTGCCGGAGGAATGCGACTGGAATGTAATTCGCGTAAAACCGCACTATGATGAAATCGTGAAACGGAGGAAAGCAAATGAAATATCCGTTTCAGCCGGAATTACTTGATGCGCTGCCGGAAGAACTGGCAGAGCTGTACCGGGCGCTTGAAATCACGCTGCTGGAAGAAATCTGCTCCCGGCTGAAAGCTGCGGGTGAGCTGAACGAGGTAACCGTGCAGGACATTCAAGCGCTGCGCACGCATGGAATCGACTTAAAAAGCATCGAGAAAGCAATCCGTGATACGTCTGGCATCAGCAAAACGAAACTGGATAAGCTGCTTGACGATGTGGTAGAGCGTAACCAGAAGTATTACACAGAGATTATCGACCTTGCACACATCACGCAGCCGGAAACGCTGGTTGACGCTGCGGAGGTTGCAGCGATCAGGACGCAGACACTTGATACATTCCGCAATCTGACCGCCTCAATTGGCTTTTTGGTAGATAACGGGCGAACGATGCTACCCCCTGCCAAAGCTTACCAATGGGCACTTGATAACGCGGTGATGCAGGTGCAGAACGGCGCGATCAACTACAATCAGGCCATCAAGACAGTGGTAAAGCAGCTTGCCGACAGCGGCTTGAAGGCCGTTGACTATGAGAGCGGTCATCGAGATCAGATCGACGTGGCAGCGCGCAGAGCAGTGATGACAGGAGTTTCCCAAATCTGCGCGAGGTATACGGAGCAATCGGCAGAATATCTTGAGACACCATATTTTGAGGTTTCCGCCCATGCCGGGGCGCGTGATAAGCCGGGGCCGTCCCTGTGGTCAAACCATAAGGATTGGCAAGGTAAGGTGTACAGCGTCCAAACCGGCGATATTTATCCGAGCATTTATGAGGTTTGTGGCCTTGGCGCTGTTGATGGGCTGGAAGGTGCCAACTGTCGGCACAGGCGTAATGTTTGGGTCGAGGGCGTGTCCGAACGCACCTACACCGACGAGCAGCTTGAACATATCGACGATGGGCTTGGCTGTACCTTTGACGGGAAGACTTATACCGCATACGAGGCAACGCAGATGCAGCGCCGTGTGGAGCGCCAGATCATCAAGCAGAAACGGCTTGTAACGGCGTATAAAGCAAGTGAGCAGACGGACGAGTATCGCGCCGCAAAAATAAAGCTGACGCGGCTAAACTCTAAATATAATGCTTTCAGCGAAGCGGCCAAATTGCCGCTGCAATGGGAAAGGACGAAAGTGCTATATGATCGATGAAAAACTCAAATTTGCCATTGAACGGGCGCTTGAATCTGGGGCGCGCGTGCAGCTAAAGCAAATGAAAGACGGAAGCGTAAAAGCGCAAATTATCGAAGCAAAAGAGCTAAAAAAGTGATATTCTTCTTCCCTTTCGCACGGTGATGTGGTAAAATAATTATAAATAAATAAGCGCCCATAGTGCAATCGAGCACGTGGAAGTGGCACGAAGAGCCAACTTGTAAGGATATCTTACAGGTTGGCTCTTTTTTTATTTTGCAATAAGGGAGTGTGGATTGGCATGGCAGACGAAGGCGGCGTTTGGCGTACGATCGGCGGTCGCCGCGTGTTTATCAAAGACGGGCAAAGCCTGACGGATGCAATGCGCGAGAGCGGAAAGTTTGGGAGTTCTAAAAAGAAATTAACAACGACCGCAAAAAAACAAACCGTCGATGCTGAAGCAAGCGCTGAATACGGCGTCGAACACAGAGTTTGGGGGAAGGCGACCGGAACAAGCTACGAGGCATTAAAAGATGACCAGTACAAACTTACTGGCGAAAAAACCGGTGAAACGCTTCAAATCCCAAAAAATGAAAGTGGAGAATTTGAAGTGTACAAAGCCCCAAAGACAAACGGATTTCTTAATGGGAAATACGTTGCCGATGAAAATGTAAACGCAATTTTATCTGATGGCCGAATTGTCTTAAGAGACCACGACTTTAATAATGATACATATTACAAGATAAGCGGCATTATTGAAGCGGAGACACTTAGACTTGCTGGCTATCAAAAGGAAGGGCAGTTTTACCGAGGAACCGATAACCCTAAAGAGATTGAATATCTCAAGAATGGGACTATGCGTGTGTCCACCAACCACATGACGGGGGAAAAAGAAGATGGCGTATCCGTTTGGGAAAGCCCTAAGTCCCCGTTCAAGTATCAATATCGAGTAACCGGTAAGGTTTCCGGAGTGGGTAGCGATGGAGAGCCTCTGCTTGATCCCGCGTCCATTAAACTTGTTAGCGCAAAGTCCTATTCTGTTAAAGACTACAATGCTGCGATGGAAAAGGGAAAGCCCTTGTTTTGTAAGGCGTACGGATGGACAGAAGAACAATACGACGCGGCAAAAAAGGGAAGCATTAAAAACAGAAAGCGACTGTAATTAAATATATCCGTTTGCCAATCGAGGCAAAAGAAGTGGCAATTTGAGCCAAACATTACGCGAAAGCGTGTTGTTTGGCTCTTTTTTGTAATACGCAGCGGGGAATGACGCTGTGGAAATAAAAGGAGAATAAAAATGGCAGACGAAATCATGACTTTTGATGAAATACTGGCTGACCCCATCTATAAGGCGGAGTTTGACAGGCGAATCACAAAGGCGCTTTCAACTGTCCAAGCCAAACTGGACGCGGAAGTAGAAAAAAACAAGAAGTACGAGGAAAAAGGAACCGGCGAAACGGTGGAGACCCTCAAGAAGCAGCTTTCAGAATTGCAGGAAAAGTACGACAAGGATACTGGCGACTATAAAGCGCAGATTTCCGACCGGGATTATGCCGATGCAATGAAAAAAGCTGTTGCAGATAAGGGCATCAAGTTTTCCTCAAAAGCTGCGGAAAAGGCCTATTTTGCCGACCTCAAAGAAAAGCACCTCGAGCTTAAAGACGGTGTGCTTGATGGCTTTGATGAATGGCATAAGGCGCAGACTGAAGCTGATCCGTCCGCGTTTCAGGCCAGCAAGCCCACGCCGAGCTTTGCAAAGCCCGTCGGTACCGGTGGCGCGCCTGCAAGCGAAGGCAAAGGCGCAATGTTTGCAAAACAGTTTAATGCGCAGTATGCGCAGACTACAACGAAGGAGTGAATTTAACGTATGTCTTTTGTGACTAACATTTCCGGCGCAGCACGTCCGAACTTCCTTGAAAGCGAAGTCGGCCTTGTGCTGAAGACCCATGAGATTCCTGCGACGCTTGGCGTGCAGGATGGCATCTATAAGACGGTTGCCCCCGGCACTGTTTTTCCGTCCAATGACGGTAAGGCAGAGGGCATCATTTTTGAAGCGGTCGACGTGACCAATGGCAATATGCCCGGTTCTGTCCTCGTGGCTGGGCGCGTTCTTGCTGATGGCCTGAATATTGCTTCGGCAGCAAAGACCGCGCTTGCCGGAAAGGGCATTATCTTTGTTGACGCTCCCGCCGTTACTCGCGGTTATACCGTAACTTACGACAAGAACGACGGCACCGGCGATGTCCCTGTGGATTCCAACAGCTATTTTGATGGCTCTGTTGCAAAGGTGTCCACCAGCTATCCGCTGACCAAGAGCAACAACACCCAGACCGGTTGGAGCACCAGCAAGGGCGGCGCGGCGGTCTCTGAGGTCGAAATGACCGGTGACGTGACCCTGTATCCCGTCTGGACTGCAAACGGCTAAGTAAGGAGGTAAAAATCTATGGCTGATATTCTGAATCTTATTTCTGACGCTGAGCGTCTGGAATTTTCGCAGAACCTTTCTGTTGCGCGTCCTGCCTACATCGGCGACCGCATTTTCCCCGACCAGAAGACCGAGAACATCAAGGCTGAGTATCTCCGCCTTGCTGCGGGCGCGACCATCCCTGTGATGGCAACTGTCCACGCTTTCGATACTGAGGCTGAGATTGGCTCTCGCCCTGTGTTCAACAAGACCGAAGTTGAAAAGCTGCTCATCAAGCGCAAGATCAACCAGACCGAGCGCGTCCGCCTGCTGACCGAAAACGGCGTGTACGCCGATGACGCCGTTGTGCGCTATGTCTTTGACGATATGCGTCTGATGGCCGATGCGGTCAAGGTTCGCACCGAGGTCGCCAAGATGGAAGTCCTCGCCACCGGCAAGATGACCATTAAGGAAAACAACCTTAACATGACGGTCGACTACGGCGTTCCCGCCAGCAATATCGGCTACAAGCTCGATCTGAGCGATGATGCAAATATTATCGGTCAGCTTCGCGCGATCGTCGATGATGCAGCGGACAGCGGCAACACTCTTACCGAGGTTGTGCTTTCCAACAAGATTCTGCGCAAGCTGTCGTCCAACAAGGGCATCCAGACGATGATCTACGGCAGCGTTGGCGTCGGTACGTATGTTCCGACCGACCGCCTCAGTGCGCTGTTTATGTCCATGTTCGGCTTTGGCACCATTACCACGAACGACCTGCGCTATAAGACGCAGACTTCGAGCGGTAAGGAGACCACCAAGCGCTTCTTCCCCGATGACAAGATCGCGTTCCTCTCCAACGGCACTTCCACTTCTTTCGGCGCAGGCCTGTGGGGCGTTACTCCCGAAGAGGCTGATTACGGCCAGTACAACGAAAAGAGCGCCAACCAGTACATTACCGTTACCCAGTGGGCTACGCATGACCCCGTTGCGGTTTGGACGAAGGCAAGCGGCCTGTTTATCCCGGTTGTTCCCAACCCGAACGGCCTGTTTATCGCGTCTGACACGAGCAAGTAAGCTGTTACCTCCTCCCCTGCCTGAACGGTTTGCCGTGACGGTGGGGGATGAGCCAGAAAAGGAGGCTGCGCATGGCGTACGCTGATTATATCTATTATGCAACGGTTTACATGGGTGGGTCTCTGACCGAAGATATCTTTCCGGCTCTTGCAGTAAAAGCATCCGCTTATGTAGATTACGTTACGATGGGCCGAGCCAAGAATGCGTTTGGCGATGCGGCGGATGCGGTCAAAAATGCCGTGTGCGCTTTGTGCGAGATCATCAACGATGGCAGCAAACTCAATGCGGTATCGACAGACACCGAACGATCTGTTTCAAGCGAAACGGTAGGCGCGTGGACGCGCAGCTTTGGCAGTAAAAATGTGTCGGGAACGGATGTGCAGCTTATCGAAAGCAGAAAGCGCGAAGCGGTCGTGATGTACCTTGCGCCGTATGGACTTCTAAAAGCGAGGGGGTATGGGCCATGTCCATGTTCCCCCACACTGTAACGATTTACAACATCGTGCAGGAGATCGACCCGACAACGCTTGATGAGGTCACGCATGTTTATATTACTATCCTGCGCGGCGTGATGCTGCAAGCAAGCAAGGGCGCGAACGTGCGTGAAAGCGGACTTGAAGGGGCTGACGCAGCGAATCTGTATATTCCGTTTACGGTGGAAGCCGTGGATGGTAAGACGGGCGCGGCAAAGACCTATGCAAAGCCGCAAGAGTTTGTTAAAGCCGCAAATCGCAGCGGACTATGGACGCTCTCATATGACGGAAACGGCGGAGAAACGCTGTTTATCAAGGGAGATTTTGTGTTTGATGGCACAAATTTGAACGTCGTTCGATATCACGATGATTGCTACAATGTAACGAAGGTTGATGCTATGGACTACGGTAGCCCCGATATGCAGCACTGGGAAGTCGGAGGTGCGTAATGGGCATCAAGTTTTCCGTGCATACCGATGGGATGGACGCTGTCAGGGAAAAGCTGTCGCAAGGTTGCAGCAAGGCCGAACATGTTCTTGCTCAGCAAATACGGGCGGATACAGACCCGTTTGTTCCTGCGTTAACCGGTAGTTTGGCAAACAGGACGCGAATTGAGGGATATACCGCTGGGGACTATGGACCATCTGGCGGAAACGTTATCGTTTACCCCGGCCCTTACGCAAGGTTTTTGTATTACGGAAAAGTAATGGTCGACCCAAACACCGGCAGCACATACGCCCCAAAGGGAGGAACAAAAGTAGTTACAGATCGCAACTTGGTATTTAACAAGGCGATGCATCCGCAGGCGCAGGCTCATTGGTGCGAAGCATCTAAAGCACAGAACCTTGATAAGTGGTTGCGCGTGGCAGAAAAGGCGGTGAAGAAGTACGGAACAGGTTAAAAAGACGGTCTCGGCAGCGGAAGAGGATCAAGTCTCCCGAAAGTTGCTTGCGTGGTTAAACACATTCCCTGACAAGCCGGTTGATTTGATTCGGTTCGAATTTCTTCCCGCCGATACTGCGGCGATGGCGCTGTCTACGATTCAGGCGGCATACATCGTACAAAAATACATCCTCGGTGGATATCAGGCGGAATACCAATTCAAGGTCATCTACCGAATGAAACCGGGGAATAGCAACGACAAACGGCTCAAAACTGACGAGCTGCTTAACGCCTTGGGCGATTGGGCGGCAAGCGAGACACCGCCTGACATTGGCGACGGGCGCCGCGTCATTCGCATTGAGCCGACAACGCGATCCTCTCTTTTTGCCGTGTATGAGAATGGCGACGAGGATCACCAAATCCTTATGAAAATGAACTACGAGGTGATTAAAAATGGCTGATATGACCTTTAACACCACGGCGGGGCAGACCGTAGACCGCGAACTTCTGATCGCGTATCTCAACACGGGCGAAACTGGAACCCCCACGTGGTCTCCCCTCGGTACGCGCGTCACAGATTCCAGCATGGAATACGACTGGCAAGAGGATTCCTCGAAGGATATCCTTGGCACGACGCGCACGACCATGAAGAAACCCATCATCACGCAGACCTTTGACCCGTCTGATCTGGACGCTGGCGATCCCGCCATCGTCAAGGTTTGGAATCTCGCGGTCAAGGAGCAGAACGCGGCGGCGCTGGCGAATCAGGACGTGCTGATTGTCCACGCCTATGCAGGCACGGCAAAGACCGCAGTATTTGCGGAGCGCTATTCGTCCTGTATGGTCAAGCCCTCTTCCCTCGGCGGCGAGGGCGGCGGCTTTATCGGTATGCCTATCGACGTGACGCTCGGCGGCACGCGCACCATCGGCACTGCCGCTATTTCCGGCAGCACGGTCACTTTTACCGAGGGCGAATAAATAGGAGGGCATCATGCGGGAACTTAATTTTGACGACGGCCTTGTAACTTATACCGTAAACGGGAAGTGCCAAGTGTCATTCAACCCTACCGACAGCAATTTTGTCGAAAAGCTGTATCTTGCTTTTGAAGACCTTGACAAAAAGCAGGATGGATATAAGGCGCAGATCGAAAAGATGGGTGATAAAAAGCAGATTTTTGCTTTTGCCAGAGAGAGAGACCGCGAAATGCGGGACATTATCAATTCTGTCTTTGATGCACCCATTGCAGACGACCTTTTCGGCGACAGGAATGTTTACGCCTTGGCGGAAGGCGTTCCTGTATGGTGCAACTTTATGCTCGCCATTATGGATGAGATCGACAGTACGTTCTCGCGTGAGCAGAAATTCACGAATCCGAGGATCAAAAAGTACATCGACAAAGTGCAGAAGCATTAATCGGAGGGCGGTATGAGTTACGGACTTCCTAAAAGCGTAGAGATCAGCGGGCAGAGCTTTGCCGTTCGGTATGACTTTCGAGTGATACTGACGATATTCGAGGTTCTGGACGATGAAGAACTCAGCGACGAAGAACGAGCTTATACCGCCCTTCGTCTCTTCTTTGTTGACTTTGATTCAATTCCCGACTACGACGAAGCGATCAAACAGCTGTTTTGGTTTATCAACGGTGGGCAATACCCTGATGATAAAAAGAAAGAGCCGGAGATCATTGATTGGGCGAAAGATTTTCAGTTTATCGTTTCCCCTGTCAACCGAGTGCTTGGGAAAGAGATTCGCGAAAGCGAATACGATCCAGATACCAACACTGGCGGTACGCACTGGTTTACTTTCTTGTCTGCTTATATGGAAATTGGCGATTGCTTCTTTGCGCAAGTCATCCGCATTCGAGAACTAAAGGCGAAAGGAAAACCCTTAGACAAGTCAGACCGAGAATTTTACCGACGCAATAAAGATGTGGTCGATATCCCGAAAAAGGTCTCGAAAGAAGAAGCGGATACGCTTAGTGCATGGTTGGGGAAAAAAGAACCGGCTCACGAATGAGCCGGTTGAAATTAAAGAGAGACTTGTTTGTTTTCATTTTTCTTTAAGTACGCATAAATTTTGCTGATTTTCTTCCCGTTCTGAGGTGCAGAGGTCACGTCAAATACAATGTATTTAACTTCTGAATCAGCCTGATATGCAAAGATAAGGTACTGACGGACAATTTTCGTTTTCTTCTTCTGTGCTGACCCTCCAAGCGCCGCGCCGATTGGGCCAAGTAAAATACCGCCCGCGATTGCGCCGCCGACGCTTGAAACGTATTGGGTCTGGATATCCTGCGGTGTCATAACAGACACATCGATTAGCTTTTCTGGCGAAAGCGTAAATGTTTGTCCGCTCGCTGAAAATGAAATAGATTCTGGGGAGCACATGGCGGAGCAGATAGACCCTGCTGCAAGGTCAAGCCCGCCGACAAGTTGTAGCTTGCACTTTACTGTTTGGATTTTAATCTTTTCGTCATAAGTCTGCGGTACGGCTTTATTAACGGCCAGAATCCCTAATGGGATAGGTATTGTTAGAAGGGCAACGCCAACCCATACTGGCATAGTTTCTTGGCCTTCTGGCGTTGTAGCAACTCCTACAATTAGGATCAAAAGAAACGATGCAAAGAAGACAACAAGGAATAACAAGGTTCTTTTCAATGCTTTCATTCTATTTCCCTCCCATTAAATACGGTTCTTTTACCATATCACAGCAAAAAACTAAAAGCAAGGTGGTGATTTTATGGCAGCGGACGGTTCGGTAGTTTTCAGCGTGGATCTGGACGACAAAGACGCTCAAAAAGAACTGAATAAACTGGTTAAAAAAATCGACACGCTTAACGATAAAATTTACCAGAAACAGCAAGACAAAATGCCGCTGGCAAAGCAGTCGGCAGAAATCGCGGCAAATCTCGATGCGGCAAAAGCGACGCTTGATTCAATGCACAGCGGCAAAGAGTTTTTTACGGCGGATTCCATCAAGGCACAGGAAAGCACTGTGAAATCTTTGCAAAAAGAGTATGACGCCGTTACAGCTAAAGTTGAGAAGATGGACGCTTCAATTCAGTCCGATACGGCAAATCTCGATAAGATGAAGACAAAAGCGGGGGAGCTTTCCGAAAAAATCTCCAGCACAAAAACCGGTGTTTTCGGGATGGGTGAGGCGACTAAAAAAGCCGACGAATACATGTCCCGCTTCGTTAACCGAGTAAAGAAGCTCGCTCTCAGGGCGTTTGTGTTTACTCTTATTACAAGGGCATTATCCGTTGTTCGTGATTATGTCTGGAAAGTCATCCAAGTAAATGACGAAGCCGCAAAAGCTATTGGACGCTTAAAGGGCGCGTTGCTCACTTTGGCACAACCGCTATTAAGTGTAATTGTTCCCGCCTTTACAGCGCTTGTGAACATCCTTACAAAGGTTATCAGCGTTATTGCAAACATTGTATCGATGCTTTTTGGAACAACGGCAAAAAAATCAGAAGCGGCGGCAAAAGGACTTTATAAAGAAGCAGATGCTATCGGTAGCGTCGGTTCGGCGGCAAAAGAAGCAAAAGGGAATCTTGCTAGTTTTGACGAGATCAACACGATTTCCACATCAAGCAGTGGAGGCGGCGCTGCGGCTGCGCTTGCAGATCGGCTTTCTCCCGTGTTTGAACAGTTTACGACCGACGAGTACAAAGCAAAGATCGACGAGCTTACGGCATACCTTAGCGGCGCGCTTTTAGCTCTTGGCGCAATTCTGTGTTTTTCCGGCGCAAATATCCCCCTCGGAATCACACTTATGGCGGCGGGCGCGATTGGGCTTGTTACACTTATTAAAGAAAACTGGAACGCAATGTCTGACCGCCTTAGAGCTGCACTGACAAATGTGCTTTCGGTGCTGGGCCTTTTTGCCCTCGCCATTGGTGCAATTTTGTGTTTATCTGGCGCAAACATCCCCCTCGGCATTGGGCTTATGCTGGCAGGCGCGGCTATGCTGGGAACGGCAGTCGCCTTGAACTGGAATGCAGTAAACGACAAAACAAAAAATACATTGTCGGCCTTAATGATGGCGCTCGGAATGACCTTGCTTGCCATCGGCGCAGTGCTTTGCTTTTCGGGAGCAAACTTACCTCTCGGTATTGGGTTAATGATTGCGGGTGCAGCATCTATTGCGGCGTCGGTCGCCATGAACTGGAACACAGCCCCCGAAAAGACAAAAGCCGCAATCAAATCTCTTATGGGTTCGATTGGCGTCTCGCTTATCGCTATCGGTGCGGTTCTGTGTTTCTCCGGCGCAAATCTTCCACTTGGCATTGGGATGATGATTGCTGGCGGCGCGGCTATTGCCGCTGCATCTGATCTGGATTGGAGTGCACTTCTTACCAAGCTTAAAGAAATGTGGCAGAACATTAAACAGTGGTGGAATACCAGCGTTTCGAAGTTTTTTACTGCTGATTACTGGAAAGCGTTAGGTCGAAGGATTATTGACGGCCTTTTGTCCGGCTTAAAAGCCGCATGGGAGACTGTAAAAACGTGGGTGGCTAATGCCGTTAGCTGGTTCGGGAAAAAATTTGTTGAAGCGCAGAATTCTATTGCAAAATCGAATTCTGGCCGAAGCGGAGGATTTGGAACCAGAAGTGGCGGCTTTGGAAGTCCTTCTCGCGCTCCTTCGATTAGCCGTGTCTCCGCTCCTGCATTGGCTCGCGGCGCAGTCATTCCCCCTAACAAAGAATTTCTCGCCGTGCTGGGCGACCAGAAGAGCGGAACGAATATCGAAACGCCGCTTGCAACGATGGTTGAAGCATTTAAGCAGGCTATGGCAGAATCGGGCGGCGGTGCAACTACGGTCGTTATCCAGCTTGACGGTAAGGAAATCGCACGCAGCACCGTGAAGAACATTAACAACATGACACGCGCGGCGGGTAAGCCCGTACTGCTGTACTAAGGAGGGGTAACATGGAAGTCCTTATTATCAACGGCACGGACTACTCGTCCGCAATCGCAACGAAAGGGTACGGGTGGAGCAGAAACGACCTCGACAGCGACAACACGACCCGCACAAAAGACGGGAAAATGCGCCGCGACAAGATCACCACTAAGCGGAAACTGAGCTATACAACGCGCTCTATGCCTCGCGATAAGTTGGCAAAGCTCGATGATGACCTCAATAAGACAACGTGCACGGTCAAGTATCTCGATCTGCATGGCGTCAGAACCAGCACGTTTTACTGCTCGTCGATGGAATGCACGCTTGAAGAAGCAGCGGACGACAATGAGGTGTGGGGCGGTGCGACGTTTAACTTGATTGAGGTGTAAATATGGGGCAGACAACAAGTGCGCTGTGGCGCGAGCTGCTCCACGCCCCCGGCACAGAACGAGAGTATAAATTTGACGTTGCTGGCACGGAATATGGCAAAGACGCGGAGGTTTCCCATTCTGTCGAATCGCAGTTGTTTGAAGAATTCGGCATCGGAAACGCCTGCTGCGCAACATTAAAACTGGCGCTGTATGCGGACAACGTACCGCGCGCCGCGACGATCAAGCGGTATCTCAGGCTTGTTAATGGCAGTCAGGCGACAGACTGGATCCCAAAAGGCGTGTTTTTTACCAACCGCCGTTCCTGCGATGGATATTATTGGGAAATTGAAGCATACGACGCTATGAGAAAGGCTGACGTTGTGTGGGAGCCAGACCAGTCGCTTAACTTCCCGATGACTATGCCTGACGCTGTAAACATCTTTTGCCAGTTGATGGACGTGGAGATGGACAGCCGCACAGTGCTCAACAGCTCGTATACCATCGACTATCCCGCAAACGATTACACCATCCGCAACGAGCTATGCTTTATCGCTGCGGCGCACGGCGGCAACTGGATTATCACCGATGCGGGGAAACTGCGGCTTATTCCGTTATTGTCAATGCCTGCCGAAACAAACTATCTCATTACAGAAGCGGGCAACGCTATTACGTTTGGAGGGGTGAGGATTCTTGTCTGATAAATATTACGTCGGCGGCGACATTACAAGCTTTTCCAACAATGGCAAGTATAAGCCTATTTCCCGTGTGACGTTGCTTGTGGACGACGAAAATAGCCTGACGGCGGGCGACGATACCGGAATGGAGGTCATTGCAAGTTGCCCTCACGCCACGCAGCCAATGGTAAATGCTTTACTGCAAACCATGAAAGGCTACCAGTATCAGGCGTACGAAGCAGGCGCAGCAAACATCGATCCAGCGGCAGAGCTGGGCGACGGCGTGACGGTTGGTGGCATTTATTCGCCGCTGTCTAAACTCTCTGATGATGGCCGCGGATATGCGGGCATTTCTTCCCCCGGAGAAGCGGAGATGGAAGACGAATATCCGGCTGAGGGGTACATCGTGCAGGAATTCAACCGTAAGATTGCCGAAACGCGCTCAATTATCACCAAGACCAGCGAGGAGATCATGCTCAAGGTCGAGGGCATCGACGGCAAGTACACCGAGGTCAAAACCACGCTGGACGGCCTGACGGTGACGGACGCGAGCGGCACGACCAAGATCAACGGCAGCAGCATCAAGACGGACAATTTGTACGTCGATGCGGCAAATATCAATGGTACGCTGACGGCTGACCAAATCCAGACCGGCAGCATCCGCGTCGGCGATCTTAAGGACGGCTCGAACTATGCGACGAAGACTTACGTCGACAACAATGCGGGACTGAGCGCAAGTGAAGTCGACAGCGCTATTGAGACATACATTGACGGGACGAGCATCACGGCGGAAAAGCTCAGGGGCCGCACAGTCGAATTGTTGGCAAGCAGCAATCAATCCATCGGCAGTATCGAGCTAGCCTACACAACTACCGGCTACGGCATTTCCATTAACACGACGTATGGTGGTATTCAGCTCAACTCTGGCGGCAATATTTATCTTTCTTCCTATGACGGCGCATTTATTACGCTGAGCGATGTTGTATCTCTTGGCGGCGGGCCGCTACTAATTGGCTCGAAGATGTACGGCTCAAGCCTTCCCAGCAATCCGCAGTATGGTCAACTGTTTTTCCTCTTGCAGTGAGGTGACACATGGCACGATTTTACTGCACGCTCTCACCGGTGGATGGAGACGGAACGAAGCTCGAAGTCTACGCCAAATTCACGGGTGGCGCAGATGATTACAGCTATCAGCGCTCTATTGACGTGCGAATTACCGGCGTGGGAACGTTTGAGTTTGATTCCGCCGAGACGAGCGGCGGCACGAGCACATTTTCCGGCTATATCACGGGACTTTCTCCGGGCACAGAATATGAGTGGGTCTGCAATCTCTACTACTGGGGCGGCTCGTGGATTGCCTCAGATTACAGCGACGAGGGCACAGCCACAACGTATAGCGACAGCTCAAGCACTGCCGTATACATCAACAATCAAGCATACACCCCATACATTTATACCAACGGGTGGAACGCATACGACGCATATGTCTATACCGGCAGTTGGAACGTATCAGGATAGGAGTGATAATGATGGACAAAAACAAACTGCGGGAGCAGATCAACAGTGCCTATGCCATGATTACCGGCATCTATGTTAAGGGCAGCGAGGCGAAGCGCATGGCGATGGCAATGCAGAACCTTGAAAATGCCTTTGCCGAGTTGGACAAGCCGGACGAGCCGCCCACTAAAGAGGGCAAGACGAAGCTCGAGAAGAAAAGCGAGGTAACTGATGGCCGATAAAGCAATTGTTGATAAAGCAATTTCCGACCTCACGCAAGCGTTACAGATCACGGGCGAAGACCTGTTTGTGCTTGAGCAGGGCGGCGAGGCGAAGAATGTGAAAGGCTCGCAGGTCGTGCAGTATGCCAAAGATTCCGTTGCGGCGGAAGTGCAGGGCGTCAAGAAGTATGCCGATAACGCCAAGGCATCGGCTAACGCGGCGGCTGCATCGGCTGAAAAGGCCGCGGGCGCTGCGCAGGGCATCGACGACAAGGTTGCGGCGGCTGACGCGTCCGCAAAGGCAGCGGCATCTTCTGCGGCTGCGGCTGCTGCATCTGCGACCGGCGTTGACGAGAAGGTGCAGGCCGCGAAGACAGCGGCAACCAATGCGGCAAAGTCTGAGACGGCGGCAAAGGCTGCACAGACCGCTGCCGCCAACGCGCAGAAAGCGGCGGAGAGTGCACAGACCGGCGCACAGAGCGCCAAAACGGCGGCGGAATCGGCACAGGAAGCCGCTGAGAGCGCAAAGGACGCGGCGGCGGGTAGTTCGACCGCTGCGGGGCAGAAAGCCACACAGGCCGCTCAGAGCGCCGAGGACGCGGCATCTGCCAAGTCTGCGGCGGAAACGGCAAAGACCGATGCACAGGCGGCGCGCGACGCCATCGTCAACATGATCGTCGAGGCGGTGACACTTGAGACGGGCAAGCCCGCCACGGTAAGCAAGTCCCTTGTGGACAATGTTTACAAGCTGGTCTTCGGCCTGCCTCGCGGCGGCACTGGCGCACAAGGGCCGCAGGGTGCAACCGGCAACGGCATTTCCGGCATCGCGCTCAAGAGCGGTACGCACGCCCCCGGCACGAGCGACGTCTATACCATCACCCTGACGGACGGCACGACGGTTGACTTTGCGGTCTATAACGGGGCGAACGGTCAAGGCGCTGGCGATATGCTCGCAAGCGTCTACGACCCGCAAGGCAAGCATCAGGACGTGTTTAAGTATGTGGATGACGCTATCGGGGCAATCCCTACGCCGGATGTGTCCGCACAAATCAAGGCGCACAACGAGAGCAAGACGGCGCATTCTTACATTCGCGGGCTGATTCCGACAAAAACCTCGCAGCTTAAAAACGACAGTGGCTATCTGACACAGCACCAGGACATTTCCGGCAAGCTGGATAAGACCGGCGACGGCAGCAACGTCACGGCGGCGTTCACCGCGGCGAGCACCCGCGCAAATATTGCGACGGGTGAAAAGCTCTCCGTGCTGTTTGGTAAAATCGCCAAGTGGTTCGCAGACCTCGGCAGTCTGGCCTTTAAGTCCACGGTCGCCAAATCTGACCTTGCGTCGGATGTGCAGACGAGTTTGGGCAAGGCAGACAGCGCTTTGCAGAGTGCGCCGGTTACAAGCGTTAACGGCGCAACCGGCGAAGTGAAAGGCACATTTTATGTGACAGTGACGCAAGGAGACAATTATAGCGTAACTGCCGACAAAACGGCTGAGGAAGTGTATAAGGCCTATGCGGCGGGCTACGCCGTGTATGCGATTACAAAATTTCCTGGGATGGATGTACCTTTTGTGTTGCCGCTTGTGTCGGCGGTGGGCATGCGTGATATGATACTTCTTGGCTTTGCCGCGCTCGGCTCGTTAAGTTCGATAGCCGCGCCGAATTATCCGGTGGTAGCGTATAACGGAGCTAACAGAAAGTGGACCGCTTGGATTGGAACGCTGGCGAGAGCGTCCGATATCCCAACGATTCCGACGGCACTCAAGAACCCGAATGCACTTAACATCAAGATCGGCGATACGACGACGAGCTACGACGGAAGCGCGGCGAAAACCGTGAAAATTCCAGAAGGTTGGCCGACCATGCGCAAGGTGACGCTGCCGGTGACGGGCTGGAATTCCAGCACCAAGCAGCAGAGCGTGACCGTGACTGGCGTTCTCGCCGACGGCACAAAGCAGAGGGTGTTCTGCTCCCCTGTTGACGAAAGCTATGACAGCGTGTGGAATGTCTGCTATGTGCAGTGCGTCGGTCATGGGGCGGATTCGCTGACCTTCCAGTGTGACGAGATTCCGACAGCAGCCATAGAGGTTTATGTGTCGATTCAGCCGGTCAGCTTTGCATCGTGAGGTGAGGACATGATCGTAAACTATCCAAGGATGAAACGGCGGGTCAAAGGCTGGCCTGATGACCTCGATACAGCATTAGAATTTTCATCTGCAAATCCATTTTCTATTTCCGCGCCAAAAAACTGGGACGGCAAATTAGAATATACCAATGGAAGCGGATGGAAAATGTGGGATGGCAGCGCTATTGCTTCCGGCGAAATTGAAAAAAATCATTACATTTATCTCAGAGGGACAGGAAATTCAAAAATAACCGGAACGGCTTCCAGTAGCGTAAAATGGAGCATTATTGGGACAAATATCGCCTGCAACGGGGATATCGACCTCCTATTAGACTATTCGACCGTAAAAAGCGGGAATCGCCCCGCAATGGCGAGCTACTGCTACTCCAACATGTTCTATGGCTGCACGAGCCTTACGGCAGCGCCGTCGCTGCCCGCAACTAGACTGGTGGACCACTGCTACTCTTACATGTTCTATGGTTGCACGAGCCTTACGGCAGCGCCGTCGCTGCCCGCAACTACACTGGCGAGCTACTGCT